GTAGCAGCAGTTTTCTTGTCTATTGCTCGCTTGGTTACTCGCTCTCCGATTGATGTTTGGTATGTATTCATTTAAAAAGGCAGATTGTCAAAATCTTCAATTTCTGCTTTTGGTGGTGCAGTAGCACCTTCAATACCTACTTTGTTTACTCTCCAACAAGACAGGCTAGTAAATACTTTATCTGCGCCATCTTTAGTGTAATGGTTGCATTTTAACTGGAACTCTACGTCAACCATATCTCCAATCTTATTGAATTCAATAAATTTATCTAGGTGTTCAATATAATCTTTTCCTTTGAACAATTCAAATTCTACTATATTGCTCCAAGCTTCTCCAGTATCAATTCTGAATGATAGCTTTTCTGCTCCAGAGTCAAATGACATTTTATCTGATATAGAAATAATTTTTCCTGTAATATTGTAATTTGGCATATTATGCACTTTAAATTGTTAAAAAAAATGGGGAAGGAATTACCACAAAACCTTCCCCAACATAAACTAAAAACTAAAACTGTATGAAATTATCTTAATAATAAACAGCTTCTAACTTCTGCCATTCTCCAATGGCAAAATCAGAAAGTTGCTTAAGGTTACAATTGCCTTTTAATAAAAAAGAATCTTCTATTAGGTCACATAGTATTTCTGAATGCCACTTTGATTCTTTTGTGTTGTTGCTTACATTGTATATTGCAGCAACTATACTACTAATACAATCTAGATCTTCATTGCTTAAATTTTTAGCATCTCTTTCTATTTCAATTTCTGTAAGATCGCAGATTTCTTTTAGTACAAAATCTATTGTTAGATTATCCATTTCGCTGTCTTTTTTTTTAAAAGAAGAAGTTCGGATGGCAGCGAAGCATTTCGAGCATATGGCTATGTCGATCATCCGAAGCTTCTTCTATATATTTTTTTATTGCCTCGCTGATACAAATATATTAAACTTTTACTTAAAAAAGTATATTTGAAGTATTTTTTTCAATTTTATTTTCAACAACGTCTTTTGACACTCCCATCCAATCGTTTTCATCGTGCAAATCTTCAAACCTAGAGTAATTTGGAACAAAGGTGCATTCTACTACTCCAGTGTCTCCATTCCTGTTCTTGGCAATTACCACATCAGTTTTACCATTTACCGCCCCTTCTATTCCGTAGTATTCATCTCTATGTAAGAACATCACTATATCCGCAGATTCCTCTATTTCTCCAGATCCTCTAAGGTCTGATAATGATGGAATACGAACAACGTCTCCAGTTGGTCGCTTTAGTTGCCAAAGCAGAATGACAAAAATATTTAAATCCTTTGCAATCTCCTTTAATGCATTACAGGTAGCTCCAATCTCCTCGTCAGATCTTTTATTACCTGCCAGCATATTGTGTTTCATAAGCTTTCCATGATCAATAATTAAATACTGCAATGGAGTCTTAACCATTATACTCATTAATTTGCTTTTTAAGGATAAAGCGTTTATTCCAGTCTTGTCATCAAAGAAAAATAAATTATCCATCATGCTAAATAGCTCGTCAAATTGAGATGCATTATACTCTCCTAGCACTATTTGACCATCTGTAAGTTTAGAGAAATCTATTGAATACCTACAAGCAGCAGTCCTCTTCCATCCTTCCACAGTAGTCATTTCCAAATTTTGAAATAAGCCAGCCATATTTTGATTAGCTAAATTATTCTGTATTGTAGTAGCAAACATAGATTTACCCATAGAAGGTCTAGCACCAATCACTACTAAATTGCCTTTTCTAACGGTAGCCATCTTGTCTATTGACTTTATTCCTGTAATACTTACTCCAGACTCAGTTTTTCCTTGAACCTCATCCAAAAATTGCCTTTGTATATCTGCTAGTGACATAACAGGAGTGGTATCTACAGATTCATTTAAACCTCGCTCAAGATTAGCTATTATCTCAGCATTCAGTTTATTGCCCTTGTAAGATTCACTCAATGCCTGGTGGCTAAGTCTTATAATTTCCCTTGTTTTAAATCTGTCGACAATAATCGAAACATGACTTTCTATACCAAGAGATGTAGTAGGGTTTGATAGCTTTAGCATGATGTTTATACCCCCAATAGATTCAAATAAATTAGCTTTCTTTAGATCTTCCATTATCGTTATCATATCAATAGCAGAACCTGCTTTAAACAACCTCTTCATTGAAGCGTATATCTCTTTATGCTCATTTAAGTAAAAGCATTTAGGTGTAAGCCTAGACTCATACACAATAAATAAAGATCCTGTATTTATCAAGTTACCTATAACAATCTCTTCAGACTCTATTGCTTTTGGCTCTTTATCTTCTTGCATTGTAATTTTTTTTATCTATTGTCGCACTATTGTTATTAAAATTGTTTCGTGTCCAAGTTTTTAACCTGCGACTAGTATCCCAAGATTTATTTGTAGTAAGTCTCATTTTACCACTTGCAGTAGGTTCACTCCAGTAGCTGTAAAAATCTTTAAGAGTTTGATCGTTATGTTCACCTCTAAATAAACTCAGTACTTTCTTAAAGTCCTCATTTGTCCATTGCTTGTAAGTTTTGCTTTTAAAAGATTTGGATTTAGGAGCATTAGCGACAATTTTCTTTTTATCTTTTTCTTTATTTATATCATTAACATTATCATTAACATTATCATTAACATTTACAGTTAATTTCGTTGAACGATTCTCAACATCGTTAAACTTTGTTGAATATTGTACAATATCGTTAAGCGCATCTAAACAGAAACACTCGGTATGCCCACCAAATTTTTGTAATGGACTATATCTTAAAGTGCCATAATTCTCTTTAATAGATTCCTCTAACTTTAGAGGGTTTTCTATAAAAAATTGATAAGCTATTTCAAATTTATAATCAGTTCCTTTAAAAGTATCTTTTGAACTAAATCTTCTGCCAACAGAACTATCAGTAATGCCTACCTTGATAAAAAACTCTTCATTATTTGAAACCTTTAATATGTACAATTGCCTACCTTTTTGCAATCTTTTAGATTTAGCACTCATTAATCCTGCTTGACTAAATTTACATTTTTTATTTTCCCACTTATCTAGGTCTCTTTTAAGTTGGTTTTCTATAGGTTTCCATGCTGTAAGTATCAACCGATCCTCCATAACAGGGTTCATGTCATTTACATATTCCAAAATATGCTGAAAAAGTATACCCTTTTCTTCATTGGTTAAGTACTCTATAGAATATATCATATCAGCGTACAGAACAAAGCTTTTTTTGTCTTTTGCCATAATGTTTGTTTGTTTTATTTTTAAAAAAAACCCTGTAATAACCGTTATTGTAATTGTTATGCGTTTAAAATAGGGAAAGCCCAACCAAGCAGTAAGGTCTGACACTTACCACTCAATTGAGCTTTTGTTTTCTTGGTTGTACTTGCAGTCAGACGTACAATTATTTAGCAAATATAATTAAAAAAAACTTTCTGGTGGTTTTATTTGTTGATTTATGTGTTTTTTCTCACCATTTGTTAAGTTTTTAGGTTTATACCCTTTATATCTAGGATCGTCAATATCCATCTTTCCCTTAGTTTTAAACTGTCTAATTTTACCTTTATCATTTAAATACGACAATTGCTTTTTGTTATATTGTTTTCTAACTGTGATGCGAGAACAACCAGTAATTAAAGCCATTTCGGAAATAGGTATTAATAATCTGTTATCTAAGATAAATTGTATTTGATCTTTAGTTAAGTCCTTTGATCTCATATTAATAATTTTTATACTTATTAATAATTTTAAATGGTATTACTAAATTATTATGATCAATATTTTTGATCTTATCATAAACACAGTCTATTTTACTTGGATCATTGTCTCTGACATCTCTAAACCACCTGTTAAATATATTCCTTCTTTCAATGTTTGTTAATTGATCTATCATGTGTAATTTTTTTTAATTAGTACAAAATTTTCAGAACCCCTATTGTCTATTATTGGGTTGAAAGACTTCCACCTTGAATTAATACTGATATTGACACATTGCTTACATATTCCTCGCCATCCAGTTTTATTTCTTGGCTCTTTACTAAAGAATTTTAAATTACTAGGCTTTACTAATTTACACTTAGAGCATTCATGCTCCGTTGATTCTTCTGTACTCATATATTTAATTTAAGATGTTATTAAATTGTTCTTCAAATTGCTCTAAATCATCATTTGATCCGTCTTGAGAGGCTTTTGACACATATTGAGCAACTAAGTCGTTTAGGCTAACAATTAAAGATATAAGAGATTTGTCTGCATTTCTAATCTTTCTACGAAGTTTAGCTAATTGCTTTGCGTGATTTTTCTCTAATATCTTTAGCCTTTTTTTAAAATAATCAGGATCACTAGTATTTTCTACACATTCAATCGGTATAGCATATACTAGTTTCTCTTCTGACTTGTCCTCTGGAATTTCAACATATACAGTGCTCGCTTCTCCATCTATCATTACAATCGTAGTTATCTTCTCTGCTAATAATGCAGCAATAGATCTTCTTTGATTCATGTTTTTGTAAAACTTTCTCGCCTTAAATAAATCTCTTATTTCACCGTATCTTTTAAGTAGTATTTCATCTCCTATTTTCATTAAAGCATTTTTAATATTAAAAAAACAGTTTCTTCAGTATTCTTATTTATAGAATACCTTACGTTTTTACCTTCTCTTCTATATTTAACTAATTTTAAATCTCTCATTTTTGCAAGAAACTGAGAACATACTGTTTGTTCAATTCTAAGATTGCAATACAGCTCTGTAACTGTTTGAGGAGTTTGTGACAGCCTTAAGTACATAGATCTTATAGTAGGATGAGATAAAGCTTTGCCTATCATCTCCATTCTTTTAATCTTTCTTCTTTTTAAAAATACATCGTCTACTGTGTTATATTGTATCATTTATTTTTTTTTAATTCACTTAAATAATTTCCAGTAGCAATCATACTCTCTTTTCTACTGATCTTTGCATCTAATATAGCCTCTTTATAGGCATCTAATCTTCTTTTGTATTCTACAATCCACTCTGGATCTCTTAATACTTTTTTAATAATAATCCTATCTAATGTTCCAAACTCATCATACTCATCTCCTACCATGTAGTCATTCTCGTTAAGAGTAAATACTAAATATGCCACAGGCTTGTCGAATAATACCATGTAAGACTGCATTTGGTGGTAGTATTCTTTTTGTGCTGCATCTAAATTTGGATCACCAGTTGTCCTTTCAGTTAACTCAAATGATCTTTGCTTATCAAATGTAAATGCATCATAAGGATTTTTGATATCTATAATAGCATCAATTTCATCGCACACTATGTCTGGAGTTCCCCTTAGTAATAAATCATAGTCAGTCTTAGTATCTTCACACTTCTTAAAGTTTCTTCCTGTAACAGAATTTAACTGAGTAATACTAAATGGCTCGTTTGCTATTCCATGATTTGTGAACTTATTATTAGTGTTTTTTTCTATTCTGTATGACTGAGCAGTAAGAGACTCTTCTATGGAACTGATTACTGTCTTTCCTAACTTAGGATCTTTTGCCCTATCTAAAAGATCCTGTAATTCAGATTTCATCTTAGATGTCAATGGTTTATATGGTTTACCGTTTTCATCAGAAGCAGCAATGGATTCCCCATATTTACGTTCAAGCAAAACATCTAATTTTTTTTCTTGAACATTACTTAATCCAAACTTGCCGCTCATAAATTTACTTGAAGATGAGGCGTGTACAAAAACATCCATTTCAGAGATATCTTCAGTATAAGATCCATCTTTTATTTCAGATGACTTAGGTTCCTTTGCTTCTAGTTCAATAAAAACATCATCCATTCCACCATCAAAACCAAGACCATCAATATTGTCCATCCAACTTAATTCTTTATTATTGTCCATATACTTCGTCTTTAGAGTTATTTAATTCGCTTCCAAAAATTCTACCAATTTTCTTAATTGCATTAGAAAAAGCAAATCCCATTGCCGCTGGTGTAACCTTGTGCAGACCTGTTGCATTTATTCTTTCAAAGTCAATAGCACTTCTTGCGCCTCCAATTTGTTCTTTTGTTACCTTATCATATAAGGGCTTCTCAAGCTGTATTGGTGCAGCACCTACTCCACAATAAGACATCCACCCAAAGAAAGGATGCAATACCTTCACCTCTACGCTAACTACTATACTATTGCCAAGTATCTTAGGCTCTCCTTGTTGAATTACTTGATGCGCTGGGAATAATTCTCTTAATAAAGATTCCCCAACTCTAATTGGAACGTACTTAATCTTCTGACCAAACGACTTTTCTTTTATCCACTCTGGCTTTGGAGGGTGAGCTATAAGTGATTTAAGTTCTTCATTTGTATTGTATTTAGCAATCATTTCAACGCTGCCATCTTCGTTTGTTATTTTCCTCTGAGGAAACAACTCATAAGGCACTACTTGCCCTCTATATTCTTTTAATTCCATATTACTTTACGTTTTTTAATAGTTCAAGATTATGTGTTACAATTGACTCAAGTTCTTCCACCTTAGTACAAAATTCTTTTACACCAAGATCTACCATAAGTAGATATACTTGATTTTTGTGTATAAGACCATCAGATATACTGTCGTATGCAACCTTGTATCTGTCACAAAAACTTAAAAGACCTTTTGGCATTAGGATTGTCATTCTTTTAGACTCGCCTTCTTTAAAATTACTCATTCTTAATTCACTCATGATATATAATTGTTTAGTTAAATAATAGAACTCAAATATACGAATTAATTATTCTTTATTGCAAGTTTTTATTAAATACTTATAAAATAAAATAAAAAAACCACCTACTGAATTAACAGTAAGTGGTAAAAATGGAAATTAAAACATCAATTTATTTTGTAGGATCGTAGTCTTCAGGCACTATTTCTTCTAGCTGCTCTATTGCCAATTTTAAGTTTGGTATTGCTACTTCCAATATCTCATTCTGTGCATCTCTCATTTTTGGAATCCTTTTTTCTAAGTCATTCCAACTTTCCTGCTGTTTGTCTAGTGCATTCTTAAAATCATTCAAGTGAGAATGTGCCGTTCTTAATGCTACATCTTTATTCTTTCCCTCCCACCTGGTTTCAGTTGTTGCTCCATCCTCTTTCCTGTACGAACTAATTATTAAGTCGTAAGTTTCGTCTTTGTTTTCTTTAAAAGATACTGATATCATTGTTTTTTAATTTCGTTATTAAAGAACAAATATACAAAAAGTATTGCAATAAAGCTATAATTAAGCCTACTACAATACTTTTTGTAAATATTTTAAGACTCCTCTACTTCGTGTCTTTCTGGATTCTTTGTAAATCCATAAATAGCAAGTGCAAAACCCACTAAAGTTTCTACTGCTGCCCAGATACTATCCAAGTTTTGATTAGCAAAATCAAAAATGTCTACAAAGTTGTCTAATCCAAACAAAGTTAGTACTGTACCAACTGCTGTAAGAATGTGTCTAATTGCTGATCTTGTCATGTGTTTGTTTATTTAAAAATTATAAAAAATTATTTATTTGCTTTTGCCACCTTTTTTTCGTCTCTTCTTTTTATTCTTCTTTCTATTTTACGTTTTCCTGCTTTAGCTTCCTTTAATTGCTGCGACAACATTTCAACTTCTTGATTATACATTTCCAAATCTTCTTC